CCCCCAGCAGAAATTGGGACTACGGGTGTAATAGTCTCAATTGCCGTTGTTCCTGAAATAAAAGTAATTTGTTTGGTTGGCCCAATTATTGTTGCGCTTGCAATTGTTGGGGCGGCGGCGTTTGTTGCGTTAAAACTGCTTAAAGTAAGACTTGTGCCCGTGGCTGCACCAATCACTGGCGTGGTCAACACCATGCCTGTACTTGTGCAAGCGCTGATGTTGCCGCTGGCAACAGTGCCCAGCGCTGGGGCAACCAAAGTTGAATTGGTAAACAACAGCGCGTTGGTGACCTGTTTAGTTGTGCCGCTTTGCACAATTGGCAAGACATCACCAACAGCAGCAGCAGTTGCGACGGGGAGGGAGGTGATTGCAATGGTGGCCATGTTAGTAGTTTCCTGCGTAAATGTTAAAACGTTGACGGGTGGCAATTAGCGAATACGGCATAGACATGATGTCATCAGGATTGTTGATGCGCTTCAAGTTGCGCTTGCTCGTCATTGCAATGCGCTGCACTTGGGGGCTAGGCTCGACGCCAAACTCAGGCGCAAATTCCATGGCTAGGTTGTACACGAAAGCCCGTAGATACCCAGGCGGGAACAGAATGTTGGTTGCCAAATTGGCAGGCTGACTTAGCTCTTGCACGCTGACAAAGTGGAACTCCAGCAGACGTGTAGGGCGCGGGTAGATGTTGATCGTAACGTTTGGGTAGGTCATGTTGACAAACATAACCTGCGGAAAGGTCGAGGTCACGGTCTTGACCGCAATCCCGTTGTATTGCTGCTGATTAATCAGCTTGAGGCCATACGACACCCCAGTGCCGGGGTCTTTGAAGTAGGTGGCGTCGTCAACCAAAACAGGCCGCACGGCAGTGCCGTTTAGACGCACCAAGGAGCCAGTAGGGCCAAGGGTTTCTTCAATGGAGCCAACCGGCCAATTGACGATCTGGTCAATGGTGCAAAAGACAGACAGACGCTCGGTGTTCCAAGAGTCAATCATCTGGTTTAGCGCCATCAGCGCGTCTTCAGACACTGATGCCGCTGGCGTTTCGCCTTCGGCCAGCACACCCAGCAGCCGCAGCGCCCGGTTGATCTGATCGGCAGCAGAGTAGGTGGCCATCTTTACGCTCCTAGTTCGACCGCCTCAACAACAGGACGGCCACGTCTACGTTTTACTTCCTGTGGAGCCGCCTCTTCAACATCAATTGGCGTGTCAAGAGTATAGCGTGTCCAACCATTTTGTTCGTCTGCTACAGCTTCAAGTTCCATCGATGCAATTTTTGCGCCGTGGACGGGGTGAGACATGTAAATGATAGGCATTATTCTTCCTGGGGTGTTGGTTCTGGCTCATCCAATCTACGGTCAAGCATTTGATAAGCGCTCAAAACCGCTTGAGCTTGAGTCAGAAAGGCTTGCGCCTTTCCAATCTCTTGCTCAAGCGATTGAATTTCCCCAATGAGAAACTCTTTGGTAATTACCATCAGGCAATTGAGCTAACCATGATGTAGTAGGTCGTGCCGCCGCTAACCACGGGGATGGTATGGCTGACCACGGGCGAACCCACTTTAGCGCGGAACACGCCAGTTGCACTGACCGCAGGCATCAAAGCAAAGTTGCCCACTTCGCCCGTGCCCGAGTTGGTCACGCGCAAGAAGGATGCATTGCTCCAGGTGCCGCCAGATGCAAAGTCAGAGTCCAGTTGCAAAGCCGCCAAGGTACCGCCGGGGTTGGTGGACGTGCCACCAATAGTTGCACGAATGGCGTTGGCCGCGCCGCTGATAGTACCGCCAGTGTTGACCGAGGTGCTGACGTGTGCGCCGTTGATGGTGCCGCCTGTAGCGCCGTTAGCGCCAGTTACGCGGGTCAAAAAACGAGCAGTTTCACCAGAGCCAGTTGAAGTAAAGGTCAGCCGGTTAAAGTTAAGACGAGTGTCGCCCGACGTTGCTGAAGTGGTGGCATACGCGCCGTTCAGAACACCAGCAGAAGTGATCGCAATTGGATCGTTAGCTGCGCCAATTTGAAACGAATCCAGTTGGGGATCGGCGTATGCAACGCCAATGGGTTTGTTATTTGCCATGATTAAATTCCTTTATCAGTTCCAAAAGGGAAAAATGGGGGCAAACGCCCCCATTAGGTTTAGGCCATTTTGTACACAGTGTACGCAGCGTCGCCGGTTTTAAGGAACCGGAACATTGCGCTAGTTGTGATCGCCAGCGCAACGAAAGCGTTGCCGCCGTCGGTGATGCCGGTAGCGGTTGCCAGTGCTGCGGTGCCCGAACTGGTGCCGATGTTAACCAGCGACAGATCAAACGTGCTGCCAACGGTGGCGTTGGGCACGGCGGCGTCGATCAACGCTGCGGTGGGCAAAGTGTAAACGGCGGGAGCACCAGAACCGGGGTTTGCAACCAGCATCTGGTTGACCACTTGAGCGGCGGTCAAAGTTGCGGTTGTAGTTGCGGTTTGCGGTGCAGCCATTGCACTCATAAGGGTTTCTTGACGGTTGCCAGCACCGACTTGATAACCACCTGCGCCATTAGGTAAAGCCATGATAAATTTCCTTCAAAAAGATGTTACGAAGAAAGGGGCCAAAGCCCCGTTTCAGATCAACCCCAAATGCGGCAAGCCATCTGAGGACGAATGGTGGAGAAGCCATACAACACGTCGATACGGCAAGGCATACGGTCGTTGTTGATGTCGTACTGGCGAACCACACGCAAGCTGATGCCATTGTGGACGGCACGCGCAGCCATATCGACCCCCTGCGGCAGCAAGAGATCAGCCGTCGCGAACGTGATGGCGTCCTTGTGGTAGACCAAGTTCTGAGGGTACTGGGTTGAAGCAGCGCCCACAAAAACCACGGCTTTGTTGTTACCAGGCAAAGTCAGCATGGTAGCCAAAGCATGGCTGGCCGAGTACATCGGAGCCACGGTCACAGTAGCAGTGGTGGTGGCAGTCGTTGATGCCAAAGCCACGAACTGGAACAGCGAGCCGGTGGACTCACGGGTCTGTGGGTTCACAGCAAAGCAGTCAGCAATCGTGAACACGTCACCAACGGCGATGGTTTCACCAGTACCAACAGTCAGCGTCAGCGTAGCAGAACCTTCAGCGGTCACGGCGGCAGCAGTGACGGTGCCGGTAGCGGCGCGGGTGCCGGTAGAGTGCTGCTTGATTGACTGAGACATGTTGATCTCGTCAAAGCCCAACACACCCATGCCCATCATGCCATTTTTGAATTGGCGGCTGATGGTGTCGGTGGGGTTGAACAGACCTTTCATGCCTTCGACCAAACCAGCGTTAGCGGCGGGGTTGACGGTGGCATAACGGGGACTCATCACAGCGGCGTTCTCGTTCAGCTTCTGCTGGGCTTGCAACAGCACCAAAGAAGTCGAAGGAGTGGTGCCAGGAGTGCCCACGGTGTTACCAATGCTCTTGTAAGCATTGGCGACGTCGGCATCGATGGAGCTGGCCAACTGGCTGATACGAGGCTTCAACACACGCTCTGCGAAGTCATCCAATTGCATGGTCAATTCAGCAGATGTGAAGTTGACACCAATGTGCTTTTGGCTGGCCACGGTCAAGGTGGTGAACTGCTCGTTGTCGTCTTGAACTTGCAAGGCGGCACCGTCGGTCACCAAAGCGCGATCAGGCAAGCGAATACGCAGGGTCGAACCAATCTTGGCACCTTCAACAGCAAAGCTGTCGTCGTACTGACGGTTCACGTTACGGGTCAACACAAGGTTGTTTTCGAGAATCTCAAGCGCTTTGCGCGTGATCATGTCGATGGTTAAGATACTGTTAGCCATGGAAAAAATCCTTTAAAAATTTAGCGGGTTGCCTGCATCTTTTTCAACTGTCGGGCTCTTTCGGCATCAATCCACTCTGAGGCACTCATGGTCTTGGTAGACCGTGGGTCAGTCGTGTCATAAGCCGGCGCTCCAGAGGAGCGAGCCGTCACGGGAGAAATCGGTGCTGGCGCAGACGTTGTTTTCTTGACCGGGGGCGCTGAAACCAATTTGGCCTCAATTTTCCCAATCTCTTTCGCCTGGCTCAAGGGCGTCATGCGTGAGATACGTTCCGCTTCTTTAGGGTTAGACCCGAGGTAGTACGCTAACTCAGGGCCAATCTCCGAAGACTGAATCGTTTCAGCCATCACGTTCGTAACTGGAAGTTTGGGGTTGTAAGCAACTTGTTCAAAGTCGTCGTACTTACTCCGCGCTTCTTCCTCAAGATCGTGGTAGCTCTCAAGAACTTGCGACTGCTGCCTGGCTTGGTCACGCTTGGCGATCAGCTCTTCTGCCTTCTGGAGGGCCAGTGCTTGCGCATAGGCTTCAGTAGACTCAAACTGGTCAGCGGATGCTGCCGGGGCTGCTTGTAGCGTCTGTTGTTCAGACTGACGCTGCGCTTGTTCTCGTTCCCACTTACGTTGCTCTCTTGCGAGGCGTTTGCCAATGGCTGCATCCAGTTCTTCTTGGGTAAAAACCCTAGAAGATTCTTTCTGCTCATCAGCGACTACCGGCGTACTTTCAACAGTCTCAGGAGTGGCCGTCACTTCCGTTGCTGGCGCGGAGTCTACTTCCGCTAGGTTTTGTTGGACTTCTTCAGTCATTTCAATGAATCCTAAGATTCCCCGGTGAACCTCGCCGGTAAGGGTTTGTCAGCATTATGCTGGAATTTGGGCCGCTTGGTAAGCGGCAATTACTTCAGCGGTATGAATAGATGCGGCAATAGCTTGCACCTTGGCATCTTCAGCACTGTAATCATCACCTGGCACTACAACGTGTCGGTGGAACGCGCCGCTAATTTGCGTGCCATTTTCTAAAATAGCGGTTTTGGTACGAACTTGAAGTACGCCGTTTTCGACAACTTCAACCAAATCAACAGAGATAACTTTTTTCAGAGCCATGATTTTTCCTTAGTTTCCAATCCAAACACCGTTAAGTCGTTTTGCAATACACCCAGAACCACCACCAGCAACAGGGTTTGCAATTGTTCCATCAGGACAATAAACCACTGACCCGTTTGCTGGTGTACCAAGATTAGCAAACACAATACCAGTCCTGTTATCAACAATTTTCCCCCTAGTGGGAGAACTTGTTACACCAAGATTATTTTCCATAAAAATGGTGTCATTATTAGAGTTATTAAATATTTGAATAGGCGTACTTACACTGATAAATGTGTTGCCAGAAAAATAATTAAAACCACAATTTCCATTGGTGACATCTATGCCAACGCCACTCAAACCAAAGAAAGTAACGTCTTTAATAGTTATGTATTGAGAATTACTCATGGTTACTTTACTGTTGTAAAAATTGCCGCCTAATATTTGCCCTTTATCGGTAATATCTAGGTTAACAGTAACGCCAATAAAATTACAACTATTAAATATCCAATTAGAGAAAGATGCTGTGCCAGCATTTCTACTCAACTTTACGGTACTTCCAGTAAATGTGCAGCCCACACAATTTATCATGTTTAACGCACCGTCATAGTTGCCAAGCATTAAAAAATGATTTGTGTTTGTATCGCTTCCGTGTCCAAATTCAACCCCATGAAATGTTAAAAACAAATTTGGCGCACCTGATGGAACTTGCTGAGTAACGTGTTGCCCATTAGGCTGAAAACGATAAAATTGACCGCCAAACATTCTAATTGTGTAAGTTAATGCATTATTAAATGTCCAACCGACTGCATGTTGAAAAAATGTGCAGCCATGAAATTCGGCAGATTGCCCATTGTTAGTAATTACATTGCTAGACCAATTAATCGCCGTGGTGCAGTTTTCAATTCCAACAGTATAAAAATATGCGTCATTCAAAGAACAGGCTTCAAACCCTTT